AGCCGTTATTGCACTTGTTGATACACTGTACTGCACACCATTTACAAAAATGGATGGTTTTCTATCGCTATCAATCGAAATTTTGAAATGATAAGGCGTATCTGCCGCTACTGTAATACCTAAATTAGTTAGGTAGTCAGTGCCATTAACAGAATAGATAAAGTACCATGGACCGTAGTCTGACAATACTTGTCCAACCGTTGCGTCAGTTGCATAATAGAAATATGCTTGGTCCGCATCCGTTTGAGGTAATTGGTCATTAGTCAATTTTAAACCCGCCCAAACTTTTTGGTTATCAAGGGCAGGTAATGAAATTGAACATTCCCACTCAACCTGATTCTCAGTACCCCATAGAACTTTACTCCAAGCCGATTGGTTAGTGTCCAAATGTGGTAAAAGAATTGACTGATCCGCATCCGAACCACCAGTTGTCATTAAGATTCCTGCTTGAGTTCCTGGAAAAGTAGTCAACGCAGTTGTCATACTAGTACCTAATGTTTCAAAGTCTTTGTTAGCAATAACGTATGCTGCTAAAGCAGAAGCTGAATCCGCATCAGGGTCTATGATAGCAACCGCATTAAGTCCTGGTTTCTTCCTAAAGTCTTCATGTAGATAGTATCTTCTTGCGTCTCTAGGGGTAGAAAGTCCCTGAGATCGATCGTGAATTACACCTGTTGATTCTTTACTAACAAGTTGCATTCCATTTTCAGATCTCACTGGACCTGAGAAAGTTGTATTAGCCATAATAATTGTCTCCGTTTCCGTCAACATAGTCCGAGACATTGTCTACTGCATGAGTCCATGCTGACTATTTAAAAAAGTATGCAGTATTGTGAATATACTCTTTTAATTTATCAAATGCAATAAAAAAGGGCGACCGAAGCCGCCCTAATTTTGTGTTACTTTACTTTAAGAATTAAGCACCTGGTGAACCAAAAATACCACGCCAGTCAGACCAACCGAAGCTGTATCTTTCCCTAGCTTTGTATTTAACGTTACCAGTTTCGAAATCACCTTCCATAGAAGTAGCTACTGCTGCTCTTTGGAAATGCTTCATTCCATTAGGTACATCGGTTTTAATAAACCATGCATCTGTATCAGTTAAGTAGTTATTAACTACATAACCTTCAGGAATCATACCCATACTTTTCACTGCATTGATGTCATTGTCAGCAGTTCCAACTCTTTGCGATGACTTCATAAGTCTCTCAGCTGTGAATTGTAGTGCTGATGGAATGATCATCTTACGTGCTTTAGCAGCAACTTTCAGACCTCTATCATCAGTTAAAGCAGCAATGTCAATCAATGCTTGCTCTAATGATGTTTCATTAAGATCCGAAACTGTTGAAAGCTCGTTTTTAACGTCTCCACCAGTAGTTGAGTGATCAGTAGCGCAAAGTTCTTTTGAATCACCACCAGTGTAGGAACTATTAAACGCTCTGTTAAGAACGTTAGCGCCTTTCACTTGTTTAGTGTGAGCCATAGAACGTGCAAGTGCTTTCGTATAACGAGTGCTGACTTTGTCGTAAAGGTTATCCTCTACCGCCTCTTCAGTTATTGAGAAAGCTAATGCTATTGTCTCATGGGTGTAACGCGCTGTGAATGACTCAGTTGCAGAATCAAAAGTAACAGCCTGTCCTTCAGGTTTTACTTGTGATGCACCGAAGCCTGATAGCATTACTTCTTCTTCAAAAGCTCTATCAGAATTCTCTGTGTCAAATATTTCAGCATGTTGGTTTTCGTATTGTTTGTACTCCAGTCCGAATAGTGCATTCAAACCAGGTTCTAACTCTTTAGCAAGTTGTGCTCTGTTTATAGCCATAATTTAAATCCTCCTATACCGCTGTTATTAGTTTATACGCATGCTCGCCTGTACTAAATACACAATAAGCATTTACGTTTACAGCAGCGACATCTGAATTATCAGGATCTTTTGAGATTCCGATTTGTTTGATACCAGCTCCAGTTCCAGAAGTAGAAGTGTCAAGTTCTGAAGTAGAAATACCAGTAGTTGTACTACCAGCGACTCCTACAAAATCCAGAGCTGAATTATTCATAGCTGCTGTGCCAAGTGTGCCACTGTCTGAGTCATGTTGTGCCTCGAACACCATTTCTGGGTTTGCATATATAGAAGCTATCGCGTCGGTAGCTGCTGTACTTGTTGGCCAGTAAGCGGAGTACGTAGGTTTTGAAGTAGTTGGGTCCGTATAGAATACGCCACCGAAAACACCACCTTGTTGTGTGTCTCCTGCAGCTGCAGCTTCACAGCCACCTCCTGCAACTAACTCTACAACTTGGCCAGTATAAATGGCTGCTGTTGTATAGGTAGAGGCAATAGAGAATTCTTCAGTACGAATTTCCCCACCACTTAGTGTCCTTACGGGTCTAAACCCGAAGGCTGCGTCTTTATTTGCCATAATTATAGTCCTCCTTAGACTAATAAATTATTAGTTATTAATCCAAAATCTTTGAACAATGTTGTTAGGTGTAAAATCTATTCAGACTTTTTTGCACCGCCAAAGCTTACTCTTGATTGCCTATTTGGATTGTCGATAGGCATACTAGGATGCTGCTCCCTTAGAAGATTTTTATCAACAGCTTCCTGTTGATCTTCAGTTTGCTGACGGAAATATTCATTTCGTTCGTCAACAATTTCTTTAGGTATTTTGGCTAGCAGTAATCCACCTACTGAAACAACGCCTTTCATAGTGCCATCTTCAACAGTCGGGGCTTCAAAGTCTCCAAGTTCTTCCAGTCTAACTGGCTCGTAACCTTCTCTCATTCGAGATGCTACGTTCTTCTTGTCTTCTTGTCCCATGATTTCAGCACGTATCCAACGATATTGAAATCCTGCTGGTGGCTCAGGCGCGTCCAACCTAGATGGTGGTCGCCAAGGCTGCCTTCTGGCAGTTTTTTCTCTAGTTTGAGATGAGCGTGAGGTTTTTATTTTCTTATCCATATGCTACTCCTTCACGTATTTAGCGTATTCTTCTAATGGCACACCTAGCTTTTTAGCGATTGCAACCTGTGAGGGTGTGAGTCTGACAGTTCGTTTTCCTTGTTTGGAAACTGATTTTACAGCAGGTGCAACCGTTTGGTCAACCTTTTTTTTGCTTATTTCTGTTTCAAACTTATGTGGAAACTGTTCTTTAATTTGACGATCAATTTCACCGTAATAATCATCAGATTTAGGATCATAACCTTCTTGTTCAACAAGTTTTCGATGAACAGCAAATGCCGTATAAGTCATTGCTTCATCTTTTCCAAACCACGCATTCTTTTCAGCCCACGCTTGAGCTTTTTCATCTGGTGGTGGTGCTTGGTAAGTAGGTTGTCGAGGAAGCTCACGTTGTTGCTGAAACTGTTGCGCTTGCATCTCAAGTTGTTCCTTTTGAATTTTTGTTTTTTCAGCAGCTAGTGATGCACGGGCAAGTATAGCTTGCGCATCAGCTTGTGCATTAACATCTCCTTCTTCAATTGCTTTTCTTAATCTTAATTTTGCTTCTTCAAGTTGTGATGTTGAAGCTGTCTCTGCTGTGGAAATATAATTTTGATTAACGTTTGCTAATTGTTGTTCAAGTGTATCTTGTTTAGTTTTTAAACCAGTTGCATACTTTAATGCTGCATCTTCTCGACGTTCTGATTCGCGAAGTTTACCGACAAGTTTAGAAATTCGTTTATTAACTTTTTCACTATACTCTTCGTGCTCACCTTTGTCCGGTTGTTCGTCGTCCGTTGCTTCTGGTTCAGGTGCAGCTTCTTCTTTCGGCTGTTCTTCAACAACTTCTGTTGCATCTTCTTCAGCTGGTGTTACTTTGGATTCATCTAATTCAACATCAACGGATTCACCGCTGGTGTCAATGGGAACGAGTTTATCGTCCGCTGTTTGTTTTGTTTGTGCCTCAGGCATGGTTCTTGTTCTCCATGGTTAATTGTTGCAAGATGACTTACATATGTAATATGTCAGTCGGATCCTGTATTATAGCAAGTATTTCATCATCATTCAAGAGTCTTAAATCACCACCATCAATTTTTAATCTTGACCCGGCATAACGTGCAAATATCACCCAATCACCTTTTTTACACCATGGTCCTTCAGGGAATTTATTAACATCGGCATACGCATCAGGGCCAACGGCTAACACATAACCGCAAACGGTAGCTAATTGCTCCCTTTCACGGGTCTGATCAGCGAGA